GTTTCTAGAATTTTCATGAAGTCTAGAACTCCGTTCTTTTCATTTTGTTTAACTAGATCTGATTGTGAAACATCACCAGAGAAAACAATTTTAGCATCTTGACCTACACGAGTAATCATGGAATCAAGTTCGTGAAAGTTCAGGTTAGCGAATTCATCTACGATAATTATACAGTTATCAAGAGTAACACCGCGAATATAAGATGTGCTCCAGAATGAAATTGTTTCTTGCGTTCTCAGATTATTATACAACATTTCGAACGCATTGTCATCAGGCATTTCAAACATATACTTTACCATATTCTTGTATGGAATTTGATAAAGTGCTGATTTATCCTCATGATCTCCAGGAAGAAATCCAATTTCTCTAGTAGGAACTAAAGAACGCACAATGTATATTTTATCATATGGAGTATTGGGATTCAATACTTCTTTAAGTGCTAGATAAAGACTAATAAAAGTCTTACCTGTGCCAGCAACTCCATGTAGGACTAGATGTTTATCTTCTTCCCAGCAATCAAATACAAGTTTCTGGGAATCTGTTAACGGTTCTATGGTAAGAAGATGCTCATTGTTAATAGGCTTTTTTCTTCTCATTTGTTTTGCACTCATACCTGCAGGCACTGGAGTATTGTTGTTCCTCTTTTTTACTGGCATATTAGGTATATCTGGAAAGGTTTGCACGAGGATGGGCTTTCTGCACCTTGCTCATTACCTCTTTGAAACCATCAGACTGTTTAGGTGTACCATAAGTTACTCCACCGATTCCAGCAGACCAGTCTTTATCCCAGTCAGGATTGTCTAGTCTCCACTGGTCATATTCGGCCATGGTCATGTAGATTTCTTTGGTCTCTCCAGTCTTGGAGTTTTTAACGGGATATGTAGGCAAGATGCACCTCCTATTTAGTACGCACGGGTTGTGGGATAAATTCTTTCTTGAGTACAGTACGAATGCGTTGATAGAATTCTAGAATATCATGGTTGTTATTATAAATCAATCCACATTCTTTTGCGGTTTCAATTACTTCTTGGTTGTTCATTTTAATCGATCCTTAAACTAGGTTGTAAACAATCTGCCCAATCGGTGCAACCGCAGTCTCGATTAACACACCATCCAAGTGCCTCAGAGGTACTAGGAAACTTACAGATAAAATGTTTTTTACATAACTCTGCAATTTCCATATGCTCCTTTTGAGTTCCATTGGCAGAACGCAAATTGATATAATGAATCCATGAACGACATGAGCCACTCATGTAAATTTTGGTTGGTACTGCTAAGGGAAGCACAAAACGTGCTGACTCTTTTGCAACACCTGCAGTGAGCATATCTTCATATAGATCCATGATGTCTGCAAACAAATGTTTGGTACGACGTTCAAAACTTTTCTTGAGTTCAGGATCAAGATCATCAGTAGAATTCTGACGATTCTTTGTATCTTGTTTACGAAGTTCTGGAATCGGAATCTCACCCAGCAATGTTGCATCTGCATATCTCTGAGAGAACTCTTGATATGTGAATGACCTATGACGAAGAATTTGTGCTGCGATACCACGAGTGGTCTCGATCTCAAGAGTCATAAAAGACTGCTCAAAAACAGACCAATGATTATGCTTAATGCAATAAGCAAGCAACTTGGCATAGTTTTGGTTGTCTTGATTCGCAGGGTTGCTAACTCTAGCAACATATGCCATTGTTTTTTCTGCATCTGGAGTCACCGAAATTAAACATACTTTAGCCATTAGAATTTTTACCTCGCAATACTCTTGCAACAACTACGATGCCAAGTGATTCAACGTATCCTACTTTGTCAAGACTAAACATCTTGGCCAATGATAAGTTATATGCAAACATGAATAAGAAGGGCAAGATCGCAAGATAAGCAAATGCTGCAGATAGAATCTGATTTGCCTTTTCTAGAGATTCTTGTTTTGCTTGTTCTTCAAGTTGTTGTTTAATCTCTTCAGCACTTTGTTCTGCTTCATCATGAGCAGGACCTCTTGGGTCTAGATATACTGTCATTTTATTTGTCATTTGGTTTACAATCAAATACCCATGGGGCACAGAGTCTCATTTCTCCTCCTAGGGATTGACACTCTTTAGTATAGCATACTTTTGTATCAATAGATTTATCTATGAAGATTGGTTTATCAACTCCAGATTCTTTCAATCCAGACTTTTTAACGTAGTCATCTATTGCTCTGTCTACATCTCTTCCGATCCTTCGTTTTAATTTTTCAGGATCTTTAAGTATAAACTCATTAAGAATAGTTTGTGGGAAATACTTTCTTTGAATTTCGTCCACCAAATCCCATATTGCATCTGTTGATACTCCTGTACACTGTGAAAGGCCACCAATCAACGAAGATAAAACTATCCCGATGATTGCATATTCTTTAATACCTGGTTTCTTTTTTCCAAAATTGAAATTGAAATTCATTTCTTTTTCTTATCTTTATTGGGGTCCCATGATTTTGGATTAACTCTACCCTCACTTTGTACAAAAGAAATCAAATCCCCACGATACCTATCCCAATAGAAATCAAAGATTTCTACTTTCTTATCACTTTGTACAAGGTCAAAATGAATTGATCCATCTAATTTATATTTAACAAGATAAGTATTGTATGGTAAAGTTCTGTCTTCTGCAAGAACAGGATCACAATCTTTTGCAAAAATTTTCATATCAGGAACGGCCTCCCCATTTAATTTGGGGAAAAGCTTCTTCAACTACTGCTCTAGTAATTCGATATTTCTTTTGAAGTTGTTTATCCTTTACAAGAACTAGAAGTTCTGCTTCAGACGCATGAAGTCCTTCTAACATCTGAATAAACATTTGCTCACGTTTAAATTGCTTTAAAGTATTATCTCCACCCTTGATGAAGTAATACAGTTTACGTGCTTCCTTCTCAAGAACAGTATGCTCTGTACCTGCAGGTGCTTCATTAGCTCTATAAGGAACTTCTCCCTCTGGTACAAGAGAGATAACAGTGTCATCGTAATTCCAAATTAAAAGACTACGTAGTGCTTGCGTATTATTATCTTGCAGAATTTTGATTTTCTGCTCTTTGGTTTTTGCATTTGATACTTTCTGAAAGATTTCAGAAATCAACATACGATTGCTTGTGGTCATTGACATTTTAAAACTCCTCAATTTTTTCAAGTAATTCAAATAATTTGTTTCTTAGTAAATACTTATGTAAGCGTATCTTGCTAACTGGAACAACGGTGTCGTAAGTATCAACAATTTTTTGTTCGACTCCTACAGGTATGTATGAGAAATCGATGAGTGTCAGATTTCTTTTATAGTATTCCATTTGCTCTTCATTACAAAACTGTTCTGGAGATAAATTACGAATCTTATCTAGGGTTTTAATGGAGAGAGGTTTTTGGCGTTTACCCTCAACAAAAGTATCGTCTGGAGAAAGATAGTTTGGAATACCATCTGACTTATCTCCCTTGAGTACATGGTCAACAATATACTGTTTAGGATTCATACCATTGACGTACTTCTTCATAACAGGATTGTATTGCTGAAGCCAGGGATACTTTTGCAATTGAATGAAGTCTTTATCTCCAGAAAGAATTAATACCTTTTCAGGTGGTTGCATGTTGTTCTGCAATCTAATATTCTTAAAAGCAATACGCTTAGTCAACACAGAAATAATATCATCTGCTTCTGCACCATCAACCTCCATAACTCGGTATGGAACATTTAGCCGAAGTTCATCTCTAATCTCATTAAGGACTTCAAAGATCTGGCCCCAATTTAAATTAGATTTCTCTCGATCTTTCTTACGAGTTCCTTTATAGAAGGGAAAAAATTCTCGACGCCAATAGCGTTTTGAATCATAACAAAGGACCAGTTCTCCACCGTACTCTTCTCTAAACTTCTGGACATACATCCGAAGCGAATTAAGTACCATGTGGCGAACTAGTCCTTTATTGATTCCATCTTCGGATAGTTTTACTTGAACCATCAGATTAGAAATCATCACCTGGTTCATATCAATAAGGATCATATTAGGTTTTAATCGTCTTCATCGTCTATAATATCATCCTCCTCAACCAATGTCAAGTAGGTTAATTCCTCTCTGAGGATATTGCCATCTTCATCCAGCATTTCTGGATGTGTAATGGACTTTGCATAACCTGCGTTTTGATACCAAGCATCAAAAATATTATTGGCAAACCAACCAGCCATAAATCCAAGGATAAAGGTGCCAATAGTTAAGAAAAATGAAACGTAAATAAACTCTAAATGTTCCATGGGTCCTCCTAGATACAACAATTATAAAGGGCCCAACCTCCCGAATTCTAAACGTATGATTATTTATAGCATATTTCTAGATCTGAAATACTGAATAGATTCGGTACATCCACCTAGCATAATGTCATCCATAATTACTTTAGGAAATGTAGCACCAAAACCAAATTGACTATAGAATTGTTCTTTTGTAAAGTCCCTATCTAATTCATAGGTAGCATAGTTCCACCCTTTCATTTGAAATAGTTGTTTGATTTTATCGCAATATGGACACCCCACTTTACTGTAGACTGCTAATTTCATTTTAAAAATCCTCCTAAATTGTCACTAAACTTTCTGGTCATTTCTGCAAAAGTTTCTTTCTTAAGTTCTTCGTCTTGAATATATTCATCTAGGACTTCTATGACTTCCATAAAAGAGTTTCTAATGAAATCATTAGATTCTTGAAAAGGATTGTTTTGTTCTTCCATACTTTTAATTATGAACATACTATCTATATCTGATCGGAGTGGAGGGATTCGAACCCCCGGCCCTCTGCTCCCAAAGCAGATGCGCTACCAAACTGCGCTACACCCCGTGGCGGAAAGGGTAGGATTCGAACCAACGGATGCTTTCACATCGGCAGTTTTCAAGACTGCTGCCTTAAACCACTCGGCC